CTCACAAAAGAATTTCAACCCTACATTGTGGGCTTAATTAACTGGGTCTTAGCCCTAAGCCCTGAGCAAGTCGCCTCTTATGTCAGAGACACACACGACAACGTTCACAGCCTCCACGACGTAGAACGTGAAAACCTCATCAATACGAATCCAATAGCCGCATGGTTAGAAGAACGGGTCGTTTATGATCTGCATTTCTCTACGCCTGTCGGTGTCAGTCGCTCAGACAATGGGCAAATTATCAATGCTGACAAATGGCTATACCCTTCTTATGTTCAATACTGCCAAGACGTTGGCAATAAACCCCTAGCCCTCAATCGCTGGGTCCCGCTCCTCGTTGAACTGTGCAACACACAACTAGGCTTAAATTTGATGTTAAACGCTGGCGTGACATGAATGCTAGTTACATCGACTGCCTAAGCATTCGTCGAGAAGCAGAACGGACACCCTCCCCTATCGATATGAAATACCCTAAGCCGTTCTAATTGTTGCGTGAAAACAACAGTAAAAAAACGCGAAAAATGGGACACACACAAATTTAGAAAAAGTGCAAAAGTCCACCATTTTAACCAAATCAATAACTTGATTCACCATTGACCCACCATAGTCCACCATATTAACCAAGCCAATAACTTAGCTACTAATACCCCTGTGTTATTCTAGGTTATTAAGATAAAAAAGAGAGATAACTTATTGAAATGGTTAATATGGTGAACTATGGTGGGTCAATGTTAGGTTAAGTTATTGAAATGGTTAATATGGTGAACTTTTGGCAAAAATCGCTACAACTCACGCAGAAAAAAATGAAATGGACTGTATCCTTTTTACAACAGCCCTACAAGGCTACCTGAACGAAACAAAAAACCGTGTTTCACATCCGATAAACGTATCGAGAAGCAAACATTTGATTGCCTACTTTCAAGGCTTCACCGTTCAAGATATTAAACGTTCACACGTCCGCCAATACGTCAGACAACGCAAACAAGCGGGCGTAACAGCCCACACCATCAACGGCGAATTGCGCCTAATCAGTGGCGTAATAAACCAACTCAACTATGACCATGATGAAAATTTGCCGAATCCCACACTAGGCAACCGCGAAAAGAAACCGAGGGGGCGTAAAAGATGGGCAACCGTAGCGGAAGCAAAACACCTCATACAAGCGGCTAGCGAATCAAAGAACCCGCTGTTATTACCATTCATACAACTAGCCTTAGCAACGGGTATGAGAAAGGGCGAAATTCTTAACCTTCGCTGGGCGCAAATAGACTGGGAAAGCCAAACCATCTATTTAAACCAAACCAAAAACGGCGACCCTGCGTCGATACCCTTAAATCAATACGCCCTCCACGCATTAAACACCCTCAAAAAATACCGGGTTCGCAGTAGTACATGGGTATTCAGTCACCCCAATGGAGAACGGCTACAAAACATCAAAAACAGCTTTGCGACGGCGTGCAAGAAAGCCAAGATTGAAGGCTTAACCATACACGACTTAAGAAGAACGGTCGGGAGCTGGTTAATTAACTCAGGCGAGAGGCTCGAAATTGTGCAGGAAGTGCTTAGACACAAAGATATTGGAACAACGCGAGAATACTACGCACATCTGGAAAAAAGCAAGGCGCGAGAAGCACTTGAAAAACTCGACAATACAAAAATCTATATATTAGAGGACGTTAATATTAGAAAACGCTAACATAGTGAGGTAAGCTATTGATTTTAAAGTGGTCGGAGTGAAAGGATTCGAACCTTCGACCCTTACTTCCCGAAAAAAAGGCTATTTCATAAAAACAAGAGGTTATGCTATTTTAGATAAGAAAACATCATAAAATAAAGACAAGTTAATATATAAAGACATGTAAAAAAATACATTATGCAATAGATTGAAAACACTAAAAAAACCTAGTCAACTTTAACAAATTGGCTAGGTTTTTTTAGTTTATAACTGCTAATACGCTTATTTAATCGTGCCTTCAATAAGTTAGCCCTTGCATTAAAATTAAATTCATGTAATCATTAGTTATCTGTTCAAGCCTATAAAGTCAAAAGAAAAAATGTTTTTTACTAGGCTTGTGCAGGGGGTCAATTCAGGGTAATGGGAATATTGGGGAATATTCTTTATATTTAAGGTCTTATAATGAGTTCGGATTTTAATCTTTTATCCGTTTTAATACCGTTTCTTGCGCTGGTTTTGGTATTTATTACGATTGTCTCGGCGTTGGTTGATTGCTTGCGTCATGAATTTACAGGCTTTAATAAAATCATTTGGATACTGGTTATTATTTTGCTTCCGATTTTTGGGGGTATGTTGTACTTCTTTATCGGTAGTAGAATACATAAAATTGATGCGAGTGGTGGGCGGTCTTCGGGGTCTTCTGCGGTTACGGGGTCAATTGGCTATGTGCTGTTTTTCATCACATTGATTTATAGTTATTTAGTGATTTCTGGGAAAGATAAAGAATTACAAATAGTTAAATCTAATTTAGTTTCAATAGAAAATACTTTGAGTCAATCACAAGAATATACTCGCCAATTTTCAGCGGAAAATTTACGGTTAAAGCAAGAACTTAACCAGCTTAAAAGCACGTCAAATACATCTGTTCCGCGCTCTCAATCAACTTCGAGAACGTCTCAACCTAAGCCTAAACCAATACAAACACAGACAAGAGAAATTCAAACATCAGAAGCGGATGGCTTGTTACAGTGTACAAAGAACGGTCGAATTTATTATTATCTGGAAGGTGGAACAAATCCTTGTAACTAATAAAAACAATAATTTATAAAAGCCTGTATTCTTAATAGAGTACGGGCTTTTTTTATGTCTATTTAGGGAAGGGGGGCGGGTAAGTGCTTTGCACCCCGCCCCCCCTCTAGTAATACGGGGGGAAAGTTTAAAACGACAAAAAAAACTAATTTAAAAAATCTCTTATCGTCCTTTCATCCTTTCATAGTTCTAAAACTTACCCCCCAATTGCAAACTAATACAACCTGTTATAACTTAAAAAAGGGATTACATTAACAGGGGTTTATCAATGTCTGGCGATTTTGGGGCGCAAGTAGATTATTTAAGCCTGTCTTTTGATGCAGACAATTTGGGTGGTGTTCATGCATCAGGCTTTTTAGAATTTATTTTAGATGCGCTCCGATTGGCTGGCGTTGCTTTCATAGCAGATAAGCGTCCAGCGGGTATTTATGGCTATGAACGTTCTTACATACTCAATCGTGTTGTTTTGGGCGGGGTTTCTAGTTCAGGCTTAATAGCTTATACAGATTCGACTTCTAGTAAGAAAAATAAGGGGTTTTACCTCTCCTTATCGGGTCTTGCGTGTTTAGGGTTAGACGTAAAAGCTTTTATAAAACAGATTCAAGTGTTTGAGCCTCATATCACCCGTATTGATTTAGCGGTCGATTATCTGGATGGTTTAGTTAATTACGATTATGTGAAACAAGCCTATTTTAGCGGGTTGTTTAACTCTGGAGGTCGTGAACCTCGTCACAATGTGATAGAGCCTAAAGTACACGGTGAAAAAGTGGGCGGTTATACCCTGTATGTGGGTAAACGCGGTGGGGCTAAGTTCTGCCGTGCGTATGAGAAAAACTATCAGTTGTTAGATGAAGCGGTCGATAATCCATTTCCGCATTGGTTTCGGTTGGAAATTGAAGCCCGTTCTGTCGATTGTGATATTCCGCTGGCTCTGTTTGATGATTACAACGCTTTCCTACTGGGTTTCTATCCGCGTTTGTTCAGTCAATTGCCTACCCCTTCCCATGTTGTCCCGTCTGACGTTTCGGGCGTTCCTCTGAAACTCTCATTTGATTCTCCTCAAACTCAAGTCAATCTTGCACATTTAAAACATTATGCCCGTCAATCTTACGGTGGGCTTCTCAATGTGATGAAACATCATTTAAAACTGACTGATGAGGAAATTGTAAAGTCATTGCTTCCTAGTGATAAGCGTGTCCCTCGTCGTCTTCAACTTCCTATCGAGGCTTAATTATGGCGTTAGAACGTTATTTAGTGTTGTCTGTATCTGTTGGTAAAGTCGACGGTAATGCTTATGCAAGCGTTTTAGTATTGGCTCAGGATGCGGGCCCGCAAAAAGAAGGGAAATCAGGACATGCGCCTATTAAGGTTTCTTGTGAATACACAACAGGGCTTGTGCTTGATGCGCAAAAAGTTCTGCCGTGTGTGTGTGATATTGAGCTAGTTACTATTGCAGGGGCTGGCGGTAAAGCGTCCGCTTTTGCTCAGGCAATTACACCCCTTAAGGAAACCGTTGGACAACTAGGCGATTTTTTAAAGTTGGCGATGTCTCCCCCTGTGAAGGCTTCGGCTATTCCTTCCGCTGTTCCTCCCCCCATTCCTAAAGTCGCTTAGGTGACATGAGAACGCTTTTATTGTTTAGCTTTCTAGTGTTTAGCGTGCCTGTGTTTGCCTGTTCATATCTCCGTAATGGTTTGACTGATGAACAGGTAACAGCGGGCTTGTTTGCCGTTTGTGTTAATCGGTTCGGTAATCAAGCTTATTGTGTGTCTTATTCAATGGAACATCGCAATACGGAGGGCTGTATCGATGCCTTGTCTGCGCCGTATGGTTTTGTGGCGTATGCCTCTGTGTTTGGGGAGTTGGTAGAACCGATTGAACCAACGATAGAAGAGCGGGTTTATCCGTTTATTTATTTGTTTGTGATGGTGCTGTGTGGGGGTGTTCTGTTGTTAGGAACACCGTTTTTAATTGCTCGGTCAGGTGTCAGGGGTTAATTGTGGATATTGCGCAAGCAAATGAGCTTATTGTTGAAATTTTTAAGTTGTTCGCGCTTGTTTTTACAATTCTCTGTTGTGCGCTGGCGATTCGTTAAGGAGTTTATAAATGTGCAAATTTTAAAGCCTGTTATGGGTTTATTGTTATTTCTTTCTTCATGGTCTGTTAGTGCTACGCCTTTTTATTTGGTTGTTGATGATGTTGTCGACCAGATTGCTGAGGGGGCTTTTCCTGTTTTGGCGATTGGTTTGGCTTCATTAACGATTCTTGCCATTGTGGCAATGATTCGTTGGGCGCGTGGTGCTATGTAACTTTAGGAGTTTTTTATGTTGACCGTTATTAATTCTGCAAAAACGGGGTTTAAGGATTCCTTACTTGTTGGGGTTTCCTTGTTGTTGTTTTCAGGGGTAGCAAGTGCGGCCCCAATTACGATGGATGTATCTGAGGTTGTCGACCAGATTAAAGCGGCTGCTGTTCCGATTTTATCGGTTGGGGTGGCTGCTTTAACAGTGCTTGCCATTGTGGCTATGGTTCGCTGGGCTCGTGGTGCTATGTAGTTAATAGGTTAGATTGCCGTTATGTACAGATTTCTTTTGATATTAAGTTTTTTATCTTGGGCGGTTTGTGCTAACGCGCAATCTAATTTCGAGCGGTGTGCTGAGTCTGTTGGCAATGCATACCCTTATGGGATGTGTGACTCTATTTTTACGCAAAATGATGGGTTGGATGGGTCTTTAGAGTGGGCGTATCTTTGTCGGGAGGAGTTCGAGAATACTGGCAATTTTATGGTGAGTTTTCGGACAAAACTGTATCGGGTTTCTAAGGATAATATCGAGTTTTTAGAGTATTTAGGAGTAACTCGCTCAGGCGATATTATTAGAAGTATGATTCTTGCCTTTTATAGTTCGCAGGTTGTCCCACGATTTGCGACTTTATGGGGTGATTTTGCTTTTTCATATTGTCGGCAAAGTGAAGCAGATTCTTGTGTTTATGAAGCTCATTCTTGTCATGCACAAGGACATTTTCCTGCTCGAGCTTGTGAATACGATGCGAATAGCACGCAGTTTGTTGGGCGTTCTATCGAGGTTTTTTCTGCTGGTTGTACGCAGTCGTGCGAGTGGGACGAATCGCCCATGTATATTAAGAACGGAACGGCTTTTTATGGTTGGTGTAAGGTGGATTATGAGGGGGTTAGAACGTGTCATTATACTGACCCGCTTTGTGAGGAACTTCTTGATAGTGATGGCGATGGTACAAGCGACACCAGCGACGATGATGATGATGGTGATGGTATCCCCGATGATGATGACCATTCTGACGATACAGGTAACGACGACGACGATGATGATGATGATGATACTGGAACAGGTGCAGATTGTAAGGAAGATGAGCGGATTAAGGGCAATGTAAAGTTTTGTCCAAATGAGTTCAAAATGGCGTATGACGAGTTTCGGATTATGCGTTGTGGGGCTTTAGAGGGGAATTGTAAGGGCAAAGATTCAACTGCGGTTATTTGTCATTATCAGGGCTTGGGGTGTAATGGCGGTTCTTATATTGTGTCGTCTGATTCTTTAAATGGGGATTTTGTAAAGGATAAAGATGAACAATCAGAAGTGACTATGGAGCGTTTTTATAGACCTGAAGGGCGTTATTTCGAAGTCGAGAATCGGTGTGAAGCGGATGAATATTGTATGAGTCCGTTAACGTCTGCTAAGACGGCTACTGAACCTAAAGATTGTGATTATGAGAATGCTCCGCAAACGGTTGTCGCGGGTTGTCCTGTCCTTGAGTCTTCGGGGTCTCCTGCCCCTCATGCCACTGAGAAAATTTGTAGTAATGGTTGCCCATATATCAATATGGGTGATGGTTATACGGCTTTCGGCTGTACTTATCGTTTAACGTCTAATGATTCTGGTGATGATGATGACGGGGGCTGTGGTTCTGAAGGGTCTAGCACTTTATCGGGTTTGCCTTGTGGGGTGGATGGGAAACCGCCTTGTAAGGTCTCTGATTCGATAACGCATCAAACGTTAGCCGATATTAAATCGATTCTTGATGATTTGGGTGAGGATATTGATGAATCCATTTCTTTTAATCTTAAGAAATCTACTGACGACATCACCGATTCTGTTGAGGAACATGCCATTAATACGGCAAATGAGCTACAGAACCAAACACGGGCGATTGTCGAGGCTATTGGGCGTATTCCTGTCACCTCGATAGATGATGAGGAGATTGTGCGCACAATTCAGGCATTGGAGAAAACTTATAAGGATTCTTTAGACCCTGACGATTTTGAACCGTCTAGCGATATGGAAGAGTTTAAAATCGGTGATAGTAAACGGTTTTTTACACAAATTAATGTTTCTCAATTGTTGAATATTCCCGCGTTCTCTGCGGGGTCGTGTCCTTTAACTGAATCCGTGAAAATTGATTTTTTAGGGGCGGGTGATATCGAGTTTGATTTTTCTATGCTGTGCATCATTCTCTACATCGCCAAAATTCTCATTTATGTTTCTACTCTTATGAAAGTTCAGGCGATTGTGTTTAAATCATGAGTGAATTATTAACCGTCGTTTTTAATAAAATATTTTCGCTCACGTTCTGGGCGGGGTTGGTTGAATATACCGTATTTCGGGTTTTTATGACGTTAGGCTTGAGTGTAGCAACCTATAACGGAATTGAGGTATTTACTGATGAATTGTTTGATTTAATCGTGAATGCTTTGCATCAATTGGATGGCGGGGAGGCTAATGTTTTGCTGGTGAGTTTAGTGGCGGTCTTGGATTATTTAGGCATTTTTGATGCGTTTGCGCTGATTTTTTCCGCCCACGTTGCAATGTCCGCTTATCGTTGGTCTATTGTTCGTCAACAGTCTGCATAATGACCGTTCATCTTATAGCCGCTTTACCGGGAACAGGAAAAACTAATTATGTCGTAGGGTCGTTGATTCCTGAGTTGTTAAAAACGGATAAGAATAGACCTATTTTTTTATTAAACTTTAATTTGTTGCCCGCGTTCTTTGAACTTTATCATGAGGTTCAATTATTAACCGTTCCTACGCATAATGAACATGCGCAATTAGATGCCGTTGCTTATCAAAATAAATTTTTTCCTGTCGTTAAAGATGATACTCATCAATATCCACATGTTCGGGCGTGGCTTCCTGATGGGGCTATTTTAATCATTGATGAAGCACAACATTTTTTCCCGTCTGAACGTAATTATCGACTTCCACCTTGTGATTTCCTGCGGTATTTACAAACTCATCGCCATTTTGGACATGACTTTTATTTTATTTCTCAATCTGGGCAATTATTAGATACACATATTCGTAAACAGTGCGGCGCGTATTTGCGTTTAATCCGTCCCTTTGGACAACGCTATTTTAGGCTTGAACGTTATAGTCAATATTTACCTGATGACCGTTTAAAGTCGACAAGTCGTGAATCTAAAAAGCGCGTTCCTTTCGTTAAGCAGGCTTTTAAGCTGTATCAATCCACTGTACAGGATACGATTAAGCCTAGAGTGCCTTTTAAGTTGGTATTGCTCTTATTTTCTATTGTCTTTGTGGCGGTGCTGATGTGGTTTACTCTCTCTGTTTTATCTGGCTCTGGCGGTAAAGACGTTAAGAAAGAACCTGAAAAAATTAAACCTGCGTCTGAACTCCCGCAAAAAATTCCTATTCTGTCCCCTTATGTCCTCGTTGGGGGTGCGCGTTTTGGGAATAGATACGTTTATCTTTTTGCGGAATCGGTGACTTGTTTACAGCGTAAAGAAACTTATTTGCTTGAACGGGGTGTTAAAATCCAGCCTATTGATTCCCGTTCTGTGCGCTTAGATGGGCGTTTACATAGTCTGACTTATTGCGTTTCGCCTGTTCAGCCTTCGGGGTTTAAAAAAACTAATGATAAAGATGAGCCTAAGATTTAAATGCAAGATGACGATTTAGACGTTTTAATTCATAACGTAAAAGTGATTTATGTCCCTGACTTTAAAACAACCGTGTACGCCTCGTTTTTAGGCTTCTTAATCGGGCTTTTAGTCGGGTTTATTGGGTGGGGGTAAGCTGGTAGATTCAGTATTAATCAGCTTTTCCAGTTCAGCCAATAAAGCCCGTGCGTGTTGCCAGCGGGGTGAGGTTGGGTGAGCCTTTTCCTTAAACGACGTTATCAACGTTTTCACCTGCTCGAGTTTTTCCTGCACGGTTTCCAGTTCTTCGCGGTTTTCCGCTAGTTCCGTTTTTAATTCCTCTACCGCCTGCGGTGTCGGGTTCTCCACGACATTTAATTGTCCCGTCGGTTCGGTAGGGGTGATTTCCTCATTTTTGATTAAGGTCAATTGAACAGGTGCGCGGTTGCGTTCCTTTCCAACACGTTCAGCAATCATATTTAGCACTTCCTCCGCTTGTTCAGGTGCAACTAGGCTTAGGTACTCTAAAACCTCGTCGATACGGTCAACAGGGATTCTAACGTTTTTCTTGGCGGTAGCGTGCATGATATGAACCTCTAAAAAGTGTTATTACTCTTTGATAACGCTTATATTTTAACACTTTAGAGGGTGTAACACAAGGAAAAAATGCAATTATCTTAATGTTTTTCAAGACCTTATGTTGTTATAAATGGGGTTTTTGGGTTTAGTATTTTATCTTCCGTCTTTGTAACGTGAGTGTTCTTTTATCTTGTCTTTTTACTGTCAGCCTTACGTGCGCGGTCGAGCTATAGCATGACAGCATGATTTTTCTTGATACGGGTCGCGCTTGTGTTACTGACCTTTCAGAACGAGTCAGAGTAGGGGGTAGAAAAATCTTGCTGTCTTGATATAGCCCTCTGCGATTTGGTGAATCGCTTCGCACTTAACCCACTTGATTAAATTTAAGCCTTAATAAACTCCTCAACAGTTAAACCAGCAACACGGATTAACCCACGTAATGTCCCCCGAGCAACTTCAGGATGATTAGGAACAACTAATAAAGCAGGGTGTCCTACCTTATTCATCATGATATGGCTACCTGTTTGTCGTCTGATAACCCATCCTAACCGCTGAAATTTACGAATAACTTCTAAAGCACTCAATGCAGGAACAGGGGGCATTAGGCTACCTCAACTTGGCAAACTTTACGCTGGCTATGCATATTCAATTCTTGTTTAACTTCAAGATATAACTTAATTGCATCCTTAATATTGTTTAAAGCCTCCTCTTGAGTTTTCCCTTGGCTAAAACAACCCAACAGCTCAAGGCATTCAGCAACCCATACACCATCTTCATCTGGTTCAAGAATGACTGTATAAAACATAAAATTATCCTCTTTTAAATAAAAATTAAGCGGTTTTCATTGTGCCTATTAACTGATTTAACTGATTTACTCGTTTTTCCATTTCGTTAAATCGCTTTTCATCCTCAATAACAGCGTAAATTTTTTGCTTTTGGCTGTCGTTTAGGCTTTCTATCATTTCGATTATGGCTTGGGTTTTCTTTGGTGTTTGTATTTCTTCATACATTTCACCATGACCTTTTAACAACCAGTTTAAATTGACGTTATAAACTTCATTTAGACACTTTATAAAATTAAAAGATGGCTCTTGTCTTCCTCGCTCAATATCATTTAAATAGCCCCTACTGATGTTTAGACTATCCGCAAACTTTTGTTGTGAAAGGTTTAAACTGTTTCTAAATAGTTTTATTCTCTCGTTTGAAGTCATTTACTTCAGAACCTCTTGACTATGACGTTATTAACTTCTAAACTATGTTCACGATGTAAGCGTAATGATTACACTTACACGGGAATATATAACTAAATTAGGTATTTATTTAGATACCGTCTATGTAAGTGTAATGATTACACTAACACACTAATTTAGTTATGAAACAAATCGTTATAAAAAAGTAGGACTGTAAGTGTAATGATTACACTTACACCTAAATTATACGAAGTAAAACCCAAATGGACAAAACGACGATATTGGAACAACTGCGCGATAGTTTTGGCACGATAGAAGAAGCGGCAAAACACTTTCGCACATCACGGGTCTTGCTTTATCAAAGCATAGACGGGAAGGGAGCGCGAGCGGTTCGGGTAGCACTGGCTAAACACTTCAAAGTTTACCCTTCTGACATTTGGCAAGATGGAACATTTACAAGGGTTATTGATGACTACGAAATGACGGAGAAAATGCAATGAACTTGCCATTAACAACAGGGGTTTTAGTACCTGAACCTAACACGGTTTTAACCGTTGCTGAAATGGCTTTATATCTTGACTTACTTTTAACAGAAAAGGCGATAGAGGCGTTAATTGATAAGGGTTATTTAGTTGAAGATAGTGAAGGTCGTTTGATACCTGTGGAGAAAATGAGATGAGGCGTAAAAAGAAAATCCCTCAAGCAATGAACAGATTACTTGAGGGACGCATAAAAAACATGTTTCTAAAACTAGCAGGGTGATTATAGATGATTTCAGCAGACTTAGCCAAATACAGCCTATTGGTGGGGATATGTTCAGCAACGGCGAGCGTTCTTTTAAATACGGCGTATGCAATTAGTTTAAGCGTGAACGTCTTCACTTTGTTAGTTTTTCTTATCATGTGGATAAGTTTTGACTTAGCAAAGTTTGGTGCAACCAGTGTGATGGTGGCGTTCTGGCAATCGGGTTCGGTAGGGTTGGCAATCATTACGGCGTTGCTGATACCTGTTTTAATCGGCTTCAGTTTATTCAGTGGTCAAGGCTTATTAAGTAAGGCATTTGATACGCAGGAGACTGAGCGACTACAAGCAAGTGATGCTTATTTAAGCGCAAAAGAAGCGCAAAGACTGGCACAAGAAAAAGCGTCGAGTCTGGCAATTGATGAAAGTAGTGTTGAACGGGCAAAACAGCGATTAACGGAACTGAATCAGCAAATACAGGGAATTGTAGCGAGTAATGCGGGTTATATGAGTTATAACGACGGGGTTTGTACGGCTAAAACGGACAATAAAGGGGTTCAATTTAAAAGTAGGACTGATTCGGCATGTAGTTTAATCATGCCACTGTATGAGGCGTTAAAAGAACAGCAAGCCGTTATAAACCAGTATCAGCAGTATCAAGGGGCGTTGAGCTATGTCCAAAGTTTAAAAGCAGAACCGTTACCGCTTGCGAATCACTCCACCGTTGACCCGTCAATAATGAGTTTAAGCCAAGTAACAGGGGTAGATGTACAAACGGCTAAAGCATGGATGTTTCACATAGCCGCTTTAATTCTGGAATTGGTGCAGATTGTATTTTTTACGGCGTATGGAACGTTTAAGGGAGGAAAGCAATTTGAACTGAACGACATGATAAGCGCGGTTAAGCAGTACAAACAGTTTCAGCAGATAGCCCATGACTTAGAGCCAATGACTAAGCAGTCAATGACTAAAGGCAATGACTTAGAGCCAATGACTAGCCCGTCAATGACTAAAGGCAATGATAAAAAAATGGTCGGTGGTGTTTATCAATGTGAAGAATGTGGCACGGATTACAAGGCACGTACCGTGTGGCAAAAGAAGTGCCCGAGTTGTTCAGCACAAACTAAGCGCAATGTATTGGCTAGAAAGTCAATGCCTAAGAAAACCGCTTGAGAGATTGAACCATGAATGAAATCGCTCAGATAGAGGACGTAAAACGGTTAAAACAACTACTTAACTTAGACGATAGGCAACTTATAGAATCTGGTTTAGTCACACTGTCAGCAACAGGCAATGATTCATTAAAAACGATTGAATTATTAGTTGCTAGGCGTTGTATGGCAGTAGATAGCAATGGATATGCATACCTAACACAACTAGGGATTGATTTAGAACAAGCATTAACGAGTATCCAACTCAAGAGAGACAATCATGAAAGAACCGACACCAAGTAGAGCCTACCGCTTAACCCAAATACTCAACCTAGACGAAACAGAACTCTGTGAACGTGGATTACTCTTTGTTCAGAAAAGTGGTTTATATCCAACACCAAAAGGACAACAAGTGCTAGACGAAATCGAGCCACTGGTAAACAAACATAAAGACGCTTCAGTCTTTACAGGCTTAGAACTTAACCTTGTAGATAATGATGTGGCGTTCTAAAAGAAAAACCCTAAGCAATGTAACCATCATCACTTAGGGCAAGATTTTAGAGCAAATGAAACCGCGTTAAGTTTAGCCACGAGACGCGGTTTTTTATTACCTATAACACTAGGAAAGTGTCATGAACAATTATATACCAAAGTACCTGAAAGAACGCGCCCAATGGGTAAATTGGCGTTATGAAGAACGTCCGAATGGCAAATTAAGTAAAGTACCGTTTATGCCTAATGGACAACCTGCCAAGACAAACAACGCTAACACCTTAAGCCCTTATGAAACCGTTCAAAACGCTCAAGGCTTTAATGGTATTGGCTTCGTCCTTCGTGAAGGCGATAACCTCGTTTGTATCGATTTAGACCACGTGATACAACCTGATGGCACGATAGAACCATGGGCTAAAGACATCCTAGACCTGTTTAAAACGACCTATATCGAAAAGTCGCCTTCTGGTGAAGGCTTGCACATTTGGTGCTTTGGCAAGGCGATACGGTGCGGTAAAGGCACAACAGAAAAACGTATCGAGATATACGACTACACCAGCCCGCGCTATCTAACCGTTACGGGTGACATCTATCAGCATTGTCCTACTGATATAACTCAGGCTCAGGCACAACTTGATGAACTGCATGAAAAATACTTTAAACCCAAAAATGACAACATCCCCGCTTTAACTCCCCCAACGTCCGCTACAGAACAAGGGAAAAGTGCGCGCGATTTAAATATCGACATATTTACCCTCACCAAAAACGACGTTAAATTTAACGCCTTGTTTAACGGTGATTTCTCAGGCTACCCTAGCCACTCAGAAGCTGATTTCGCCCTGTGCCTCAAACTCGCTTTTTACACCCAAAACAACGCCGCTGAAATCGACCGACTATTCAGACAATCGGGGCTTTTCCGTCCAGATTGGGATAAGAAACACGGACAAACCACTTACGGACAACGCACGATACAAAACGCTTTAGCTAAATCAGTGAACAAGCTAGAGCTAAAGGAAAATAACACAGGTGTGTTGGGTCAATCTCCGACCGTTCCCGATAATTCTCCGACCGTTCCCAATAATTCCCCGACCGTTCCCGATGAACAAGCCCAACAAGACAAATCCGTCATAAAAACCCGTAAGACTCTCCCGCCTCAATCCATCTTAGGCAATCTACTCGCAAAACGAATTAACAACCTGATATTTGATGCTGTTGTCGAGGAATGGATGATATACGACGATAACCACTGGCAAAAAATTCATGCCTTGCGCGCGGAAGATATTATCGACAAATACATCCATGAAGTTGTCGGCAATGTTGGCTACAGCGCGGGCTACGTCTCAGGCGTGACCAAGTTTCTCAAGGTAAAAAAAGCTGTCTTTGAATTCAACAAAGTACCCGACACAATCCCTTTTAAAAATGGACTCCTGCGGATAACTGATAAAAAACTGTTTAAACACGACAAAAAATATTACACCACGTGGATAATTCCCTACGACTACACCCCACAAGCGACTTGTAAGCCTATCATCGACTGGCTATCGTTCTGCGTTGGCGGTAATGAGGACCAGCTCCAACTACTCCGCGCTTATATGAATGCAATCGTTACCTCTCGCGTAGAACTACAACGCTATCTTGAAATTATCGGCGTAGGCGGTAGCGGTAAAGGTACATTTATCAGACTCTGCGAGTTACTTGTTGGTGAACAAAACACCCACTCAACAGAACTTAAACTCCTAGAAAAAGGACAATTCGAAACTGCCTGCCTTTACGGTAAAAAGCTGATAACAATAACCGACTCCCAAAACTTCGCGGGCGATGTTAGCGTTCTCAAGGCAATAACAGGACAAGACACCCTCCGCTACGAACGAAAAGGCATACAAGCAACAGCGGGCTTTAAAGCAACAGGACTAGTCGTTATAGCCGCTAATGAGGCGATAAGCTCCAAAGACTACACCAGCGGAATAGCCCGCCGTCGTATCACCGTTTACTTCAATCAGCTTATCAACTCGAAAGAACGTCGAGAC